TCAAAGGCACTTGAACCTTTGTAACCAACTGTGAAGTACTGCTTGCCTGAAGCAGATGAGAAGTAAGGATCGATGTAAACTCTTACACGACCGTTGAGGATACCAGCAAATGTGTTACCAGTGTCGTCTACGTTCAATTGTGCAGAAAGAGCAGGAGTATAATCAAGAACACCAGCCATCTGAAGTGCAGATGCAACGTCAGAAGAAGTGATCAAGATGTTACCTTTCCCTCTACGAGTAGCTTTCGCGATTTGGTTAGCTTCACGCTCAATCTGGAAGATCATTCCCTTGAAGCGCTCTACTGACCAACGACCGTTTGAGTCAACGTCAAGGTCGAAAGTACCTGAAGTGGCTGTGTTTTCTGTAGCACCTGCTGTAGCAGTGTAGTTGATAGTACGTACAACTTCACGGTTAATTTCAGCAAGAATTTCTGCAGAAAGGATGTTAGCCAATTCTGTTTCAGCGTCAAGACCGTGAATTGCTTTCAAGTCTTGAGCAAGTTCCATTGTGTACTCAGCCTTGAGTGCACGAGAAACCGCTGTTACAGAAACCTTCTCGATTGAGAAAGCCATTTCTGAGAATGCATTACCTGCAGCATCTCCAAGCGCTTCCGCCAATGCTGTTGACATACCAGTGTGAGTGGTATATGCAGAACCTGATGCACGAGCAGTTGGATCATTTCCAGACTGAAGTGTACCAGCAGCACCGTTGATAACACCGCCGAAGTTAGCTGTGTTTGCGTTGGTAGAACCAGTTGCAGAATGAGAAGTGTTTGCTTCGTTGAACAACGCTTCGTCGCCTGACTGGCTGTTGAAACGTGAACGCATTGCGAAGATCAAACCTGTAGGACCAGTCATAGGCTGGACACCACAAATATCATATGCAATCAGGTTAGGCATAGAACGACGAACCAGTGAAATAAGAACTGGATCGAAGATATCTACGGCACCAGCAGCTGCAGTAGAAGATGAAGCACCCATTGCGTTAGCAGGCGCAGCTTCTCCCAACAGTGTTGGCATTGAGTAACCGCCAGACTGTTGGCGAGCTTCTCTTTCTTGGTTTTCTAAAAGGGTCGCGACTACAGAACGCTTATGCGATTCCTTGATCTCGCCCAGGTCGGGGTGATCTAACACCGGTGACCATTTGTTGATGAGCTCATCGGATTGGTACATTGTTGTCTCCTTTGCTTTTCCAGCTCTTGTGGTATTTATAATAAATTACTTTTTGGTTCTTGAAATTGCATTAACATATGCTGCAATGTTTGGATCCGCATAGTTTTGAACTTGTTCGTCAAGCTCAAGCGGCTCATCATCGTCAGCAACTGACTCTTCAACTACATCAGCTGGAAAGTAATGCTCTTTGATAGTCAATACTTTATTAGCGTATTGTTCTGCAGAGTCAAATTCAACTCCTTCAACTAAGCTACGAAGCTTATCACGTTGAGTTTCTGAAAGGTCTTCTGATACATCAAAGAGAACCTCTTCTCTCTTGTACTCTTCGATTTCCTTCTTAAGCTCAATGTTCTTGTTGATTTCTTCGTTAAGAGCGTCTTCAAGCTCATCAGTCTTGATAGCAAGCTCTTCAGCTACATCTACGCGATCGTCTGGGATATCGATGTAATGCTCTGAGAATAGACCCTTAAGACCTTCCATGAAGTCAGTTGTGATCTCTGCGCGCAAACCTTTTTCGATTGCGAGCTGATTCTCTTCCATCCAGTTTTCTACAACGTAGTCAAGATAGCTGTCGAGTTTGTCAGAAAGTGACTCTTGGATACTTTCCTTAGCTTCAGCGATCTCTTCTTCGACATCGATAGTAATCTTTTCAAGCTGCTCGTTAACTTTTTGGAGAACGGCTGCTTCAAAAATGGTTGTTGCTTTTTCTACAAATTCTTCAGAAAGATCCTGGCCAGCAAACATTGAAGCGACATCTTCAGAGATGTCAATATCAGCAGTAGTCAACTTGACAGGTTGCTTAGAAGAGATAGTGATTTGATCTTCATCTTCATCAACTTCTACTTCTTCCATTTTCATAGCTTTAAGCATCTTGCCATACTTCTTGGACATTTCAGTTTTGTCCATTTGGTTCATTTGTTGAACCATGGCATTGATCATAGCCATCTTAGTCTTAGGTGCTTCCTGAGGTACTTCTTCTACATCGGGATCACCAGCAACATCAGATGTGCCTTGCTTGATTGGTTTTTCGCTGTTGGACTTACTTGGTCCAGGTGCTTTAGCTTTAGTGGCAGTAGGCTCAGGAACCATAGATGGATCACCCATGGAAGCCTTGAACTCGTCGAGCTGCTCCACTTCTTGGTCGAATTCAGACATTTTTAAGAACTCCTTTTGGTAGTTTGGTATATTTATAAAATTAAATTTTTGACAAGAACTCATGGAACATTTTTAGCTTCTTAGCCTCATCAATCTGTTTCCATTTCTTCTTAGACATTTGTTGTTGTTGCTCAGCAATGTCGATTGCCTGCCAGCCTAATGACTCGTCAAATACCCACTCTTTTCCTTCCATGATACCTTCAACATACGCATCAGGAGCAGAAGGGTCTGCAACTATATCGGCTGCAGTGGCTAAGTAAAAATCATTTTGGACTTGTTGAACACCATTTACTGGTTTCAATGAACCCATACCTCTTGATGACACACCAATAGAGGCGCCTTCGTCCATCAAGCTCTTTACAATCTTACCCATTGGTGTATCCATGATCTTTGCTTTACCGACGAAGTTAGATCCGTCTTGGTAAAGTTCTTTGATCATGTGGGAAGCTCTGTCGAGGTTGATAGTAGGTCCTTGTGGATGACCTAGCTCACCGAACGCTCTATTCTTAGAGATGTACTCTTCGTTGTATCTTTTGACTTCTTTAGCAAGAACATCTTGTGGGTACATACGGCCATTACGGTTCTTGATATCTCCTTGCATGAAGATACCTTTAATGTAATAATCCTTGTTACCCGCTTCGTTAGCTTCGCTAAGAACTTCAATTTCTTCATTAATCTCGCAGATGAGTTTCATCTTACTCTCCTGAAACTTTGTGCATTTTTATTAGAATTGTTCCAGTGCCGCCAGACTTAGTGAATACAACGTTAGAAGTAGCACTAGCAATGCCTTCCTCTAATCTCATCTGATCGTCATCGTAGTTATGTGAACCTGAGCCAGAAAGAATTGCTACAGTGTTAGTACCTCGTGCAATAGTCCAAGTTTCTGTTCCAGATACGTTCCACTTAATACCTGTGATGTACATTTCTTGTACATCTTCGTTTACTGCGTTAGCACCTGCAGTCGCGGAGTTAAGTGAGAGAAAACCAGTAGCAGTATCTCTTACTACTACGATTCCTCCTGGTTTGTTTTGTTTTACAGTAATAGCCATGTCGTTCCCTTACATCATCGCGAAGTCTAACATTTTCATAAACGACTGCTCGCCCTTTTCCAGGCTATCTCTCATCTTCTTCGCATTAGCAGTATTCAATTGATTGTGGACTTTCAGGATCGCTGAAGCAGACTTGGGGTCCACAGGTATTGTTTTTCCGTTTTTAAATTTGACCGGCATAGTCTGCTTCCGGTCACTGATCTTTTTTAGAGTGTCAACAACTCCTTCTGTAAGATCAGTTTCTTCTTTCATGCTTCTTAAAGAGTCAATGACATCACCTTGGAAATCTGGGTCTCTTTTAATCAGTCTGTTATTACCAAGACCCATCTTCTTTAAAACATCTGGAATCTTCTTGAGAATCTCAGCTTCCCTTGTGTTAGATTTGACACCCATTTTTTTCAGAGCTCTCGCAACTTGCATTGCAGTGTCTTCTCTTTCCGTAAGATCAGTTTCTTCTTTAGCCATTACAGGCTTCATGTCACCTTGACGCTTATCACCTTTACGGGTTGGCGTTTGCTTGTTGGAAATCTTGTTCATGAACTGGGACAGTGTAGATGTACCTTGTTTGACAGGCTCTCTTTCACCAGGCTCACCATCGTGGCCTTCATGATCACCAGAGTGATCTGTAGTACCCTTAAATTGATTGTCTTGAGCAACAGGATGATCTTTCTTAGCAGTTACGTGAGCATCTTTAAACTGCTCTTCACCTTTAGAACGAGGCTTATACCCAGTCGCTTCTTCTTCGTCGTCTTGGTACTGAGCCGGCACATAATCCTGTGGCCTTGCTTCAGAAACCAGTTGCTTAAATGTCTTCATCAGACCCCTCTTCTTCTGGTTCGTAATCAGCATCGTCCTGCTGCTGGACATCTTCTTCGTCAGCAAACATAGACTGAGCTACATTAATTTTTTCTATTTCGAGTGCATCAGCAACTTTGCCCATCAATAGATCATTGATAGTATCTTTGAACTTCGTTGCATCACCTTGTGCAGCATACGTTACAGCTGCATCTGTACTAACTTCAGACATAGTAATCTCCTTTAGATACTATTTATAAAAATTAATTAAAGTATGGGATTTTATAGCTAACACCACCCAGATCAAAGGTCAAAAACCCATTAGGATTGACCAAAGCTTCATCATTTAACGCTACATCGTCTTGAGTTGTTGTAATTGTAGATGCATCCGCTGTTACAGACACATTGGATGCTGCAAGAGCACCACTGTCTGAGAACCCTGTGATAGTCACATCAAATACAGATGTGTCAGGTCTAGTAAATGAAATTGTATCATTGGCATTATACCAAGTAGCCGAAGAAACACCAATTGCTTGAGCATTTGCTACTTGCATACGATCACTAACAGATGCAATCGTAGCAAAAGTTGCAGTAGCATTTGCAACTTGTAATCTATCAGCAATTGCTAAGTTAGTGTTTGCCAATGCTGCCAACGATTGAACGTTAGCTACTTCTGCATAGATAGCAGCATTGGCAACTTGTAACCTGTCATTGATAAGTGTACGAGCTGCAGTGTTTGAAATATAGAAAGAATCTGGATTAGAGTTTATCGTAACAAATGTAGAGTTGCCTGAAGCTGTAACAGTTGACCCTACAAAGTTGAGTGTAGTAATAGTGGACCCAATATCCACACCTTCTTCTTGAACTGTAAATGTTCCACCTGCATCTGCACCAATCCATTTTCCAGATGCAGCATTGTATTGTAAGAACTTCCCATCTACTTTAGCTGAGTCTCTGTTGACATCATCTAAGAACTCAAATCGTACTTCACCAGATCCAGTAGATCCACCGCCACCTTTAGCGAGGTTCATTCTAGTAATCTGAGCGGAGATACCGTCTTTATATTTTTGTAGATCGTCTTCTATTCTTCTTTTGATGACTTGGACATCTACTTCTGTACCATCTCGGCCATCTCTACCTGGTGCACCTTGAGGACCAACTTCACCTTGTAAGCCTTGTTCGCCCTTCTCACCTCTTGGTCCCATTGGACCTACATCACCACGATCACCTTTTTCGCCTTGAGGTCCAGTAAGACCAATCTCACCTTTCTCACCTTTAGGACCTTCGGGACCCATTGGACCCATTTTTCCTTGAGGACCAGTCAGTCCAATATCACCTTTGTCACCCTTTGGTCCCATAGCACCTTGAGGACCAATTGGACCTATTGGACCTATCTCACCTTGTTCACCTATAGGACCACGTTCACCTTGAATACCTTGACCACCACGTGGACCAACGACAGGACCTACTTTTTCAGTTTCTCCGTTGTCATAGAACAGAACAAGATCATTATCAATAATCCGAGCTTCTGTAATAGAGACTCCAGGATCGCCTTGATCCCCTTTCTCACCTTGAGGACCCAATGCTTCAACAACAATCGATTGACCAGCTGGTCCAGGAGGACCTTGTGGGCCTTGTGGACCTTCTGGTCCTCTAAATTGATCTAACGCAGGAAATTGAATCTCTTCATTGAGAGAGTCAATGTTTTTGAATAACTCTTCGCGGAGACGTTTAATCTCCTTTTGAGTATAGGAAACAGCCGCGGCTAAAAGTTTAGCCTGCTCGACTTCATTCATCAGCCTTTTCCTCAAAAGCAGGGTTATCAAGGATCTTTGACATCTGCTCGATCAAGGCTTTATCTTCAGGGGACATTTCTTTAGGAATAAACGGCTCTACATTAGCCTCTTCAAATACATAACTTTCTTGCTGGTCTTGATCATCTGCAAAGTCTTCATCACTTCCTTCAGACTCGATTTCTTTATTGATCTGTTCAATATCTTCTTCGGACTGCATAAGGACATTCTTACGGATGTAATCTGTTGAGAAATACTTACCAACATATTGATCAATGTCAGCAAGAATACGTAAACGCTCAGTCATTACTTCAGCATTCTTCAACTCAGTAAAATGATTGTCTTCAGTAAAATCATAGTATACATTTTCTTTGATCTCTTTCCATTCACGGCGAGTCGTAATCCCTTTGAGAGCTAGATGAATTTCTAAGATGTCATCAAATAGATTGGAAAACTTAGCACGTAACCGAGATACAAACTTATGGAACTTCAACTCATCTCGAGTAATTTCTGACGCTCGGCCAAGATTGAATTGCGACTGAGTATCTAATCGAGTCACTGGTACATTAAGAGACTTATACAGCTTCTGCTTGAAGTATTCAACATCTTCCATCTCACCCAAGTTGGATCCACCAGGAAGTGTTGTAATCTCTGTACTTCTGCCTCCTTCACGTCTAGGCAACCAGAAATCTTCAAGCATTGTCATAAACTTACGATCATCTCTGACTTCACCAGTCTGAGCATCGTACACCAATTTGTTTTTGTGCTTGACCATCATATCACGAAGATATTGTTCTGCCTTCATCTTAGGAAGATTGCCCACATCAATGTAGAACACTCTTCTTTCAGGTGCACGTGCAAGACGATAGATTACAGTAGCATCTTCCAACATACGTAGCTGGTTGAGAGGCTTGATTGCTTTGTGAAGATGAGAAAGGACCATCTTGTTTCTGTTATCCATCATACCAGATGTACACAGAGCGATAGAATCCTTAGCGATCTTCAAGCCTTGGTTAGTTGATGTTAAACCTTTGGCATTGAATAGGAAGTATTCATTGTATCCTTTATGGATAGTGGCGGAGGTAGAAGGACCTTGATCTCTAGCTTTTTTAGATTCTCTAACTTTACGAATCTTGCGAGGATCAATGTATCTTAACTCTTTGATCCCTTGACGAGGATTCTTCTCATCGATCATAATATGATAGTACAGACGGCCATCGACATACCATCTACGGAAGATGTCATAACCTCTGTTTGAGAAATCTAGGAGTTTGAGTACTTGATCGAATTCTTCACGAATTCTTTTCTTAGCGGATTCAGTAAGGTCAGTATTGTCTAAGTTAATCTCAACAATACCGTCTTGATCCATAACAATAGATTCATTGACAATATCATCAATGGCATAATCGCATTCAGGTTGAGTTGACATTTCTCTGTAACGAGTAACGAGCTCACCCTCTGACTTTGCTGTGCCTTCAAGATCGACGTAAGTACCGTACGAACCACCAGGGGCAACTTCCATTGCTCCATCGTCAAGGGAGGGGGCCGCAAAGCTTTTTACGTTTTCTTCAGCTTGTTCTTGATTTTCGCGGCCAATGGTAAAGCCGAAAAGGGTAACTGGCATGTTGTTCACCTATAGGGGTTGCCATATATTTAGGCAACCCCGTATCATAGTTTAACTTTAGGTAAGAGCGTTGATTACTGTATTCAGAGTATTTCCAACATCTCCACCAGAACCAACTGTCCAGTAGTCGTATTGGAATGTAACACCAAACTCCATAATACCTTCTGTTCCCCAATCAAGTGAAATTGCATCGACTTCAGTTGGGTAAGCTCCGGTAAATGTGTACGTTCTCAAAGGTAAACCTGTTTTAGAGAACTGTGTTACTGTGAGATCTGCTTTGTAAGTGAATGGGCTAGTGAAGCTGAGATCTCTTACATTGTTTGCAAGACCGTTGATCTTAGATGACCATTCTTCCATTGAGTTACGAATTTCGTAATCTTCATCATTCAGAATAGTCACTGTCCATGGTGCAAACGTTCTGTTACCAGCAAAGTTTACTGCTCGTCCGAAATACTGGACAGGAATGTTTCCTACAGAGGCTGCTGGAATTTGAGCAGCCCTGACTAGGAATTTAGATCTGTCGCTTAGAGCTCCACCAAGTCCACCAATTGGGTTATTCAATTGGACCTCGAAGAGGGAGGGACGAGCTCCCCCTAGAGGCATTCTTGACTGGAATTCTGTTACGTTGAAAGCCATTGTTAAATCTCCTTCTATGTTCTATTTATACTGAACCAACGACTTCTGAGAACTCAACACCAGATCTAACTGCTACAAAGTTCAACTGAATAAAGTTGATAGAACGGTTTGGCTTAATGAAGATATCGCCCACGAACTCGTTACGATCAATTACTTCAGCAGTGTTGTTTGTAGAATCACATA